GCCCCCGCCGCGCCCAAGCCGAACGACCTTGTGCCCATCCGTCTGTTCAAGGACAACGACAAGTACAAGGATGACGTTTTTGTGGCCGTCAATGGCCGCAGCTTCCAGATCAAGCGCGGCGAGACCGTGCAGGTGCCCGCCTATGTGGCGGAGGTCCTGGAGCAGAGCATGGCCCAGGACAACGCCACCGCAAACCTCATTGAGCGCGAGAGCAGCGCCTACGCTGCCGAGGCCAAGGCCCGCAACATCTAACTGAACAGGCACACCGCGAGACCCTAAAAGCGGCTGCGACACGGCGCGGCGAGGTATGGAGGGACCGACCCTTCCGCCCCGCCGCGCCTTTTATCATACAGAAAGGAGGTAGACCCCCTATGGACAGGACCATCAATGTGACCGTGACCGGCGAATTTGTCCGCAAGGACAGCAAGAACGCGGGCGTGCAGGGCGAGGCCAATGTGACCGGCCTGCACATCGTTATGAGCGATGACTGGGAGGCGTTCTCCAAGCGCATCATCTGGCGCAACGCCCTGGGCGAAAGCCCCGTGGCGGTGCTGCTGTACAACAGCGTGGAGGACCTGGTGGCAAAGAAGGACCCGCTGACCTTCAACACGGCCATTCCGGCGGAGCCGCTGGCCCTGGAGGGCTGGTGCAGCTTTACCATTGAGGGCTTCCGGGAGAGCAACCCCACCGCCGTTGCCATCACGGTGACGGACCATCTGCTGGTGAAGCCGAACGACGCCTACACCACGCCGAAAGAGCCGACGCCCACCCAGGCGCAGCAGCTCCAGACCCAGATTGACGGCATTGTACCCCAGGTGAGCACCCTGGTGGGAAACGCCATCGAGGCGCTGGAGCAGGCCGAGGAGGCCGTGAAGGTGTGGGAAGCCTATGACAGCGCAAAGACCTATCTGCCCCTCCAGAAGGTGAGCAGGCTGGGCAGCTCCTACATCTGCAAGGCAGCGTGCAAGGGCGTGGCCCCGGAGTTGGACGTGGCCGGAGGTGTGGAGGGTGCCCACTGGCTGCTTATCGCCTCCAAGGGCGACCAGGGAGAACAGGGCGCAGAGGGA